GTATGTGTGTGTTAAATATATATAGAGTTAACTGTCAGATTTTCTGTCGAACTGATAAGAGTATCGAGCAAACTTTCTGAATCGTTTTGGAATTTCTTTCGGAATTCCATATTTGTTCTCTAAGTATTCAGTGGCGAAAGACAGTATGGTACTGTCATAGTTACAATCTTCCCAAATAGCTCTCGCTCTGTAGGATGAGATCTGTGGATCGTCCACTTCGTACTCTGGATAGATGGCCAGTCGTTCGGCCGTATCCGTATTTCGAGCTTGATCGCCCCAACGTAGGTAGCGCTGGAGAAACGGGACTGATGCTCCGGATGATCCTTGTGGGGATTTGTTCGGATTAAAGTTCCATTTACTAATGGCGGGGATACATAAGGCAAGTGACTCGGGAGTTACTTCAGTCTTCGTTCCGAAGAGGCTGTCGTCTCCTTGAGTGCTAAGGTCTTGTGGAAAGTATCCAAAGGCTCGGTGGTGTAGGTAAAGAATTCTTCTGTAGTTCACGATCGAATCGATGAGCATAGTGAAGAAACTTCCTGAGGGCACACTGTGGTGTTTCATGTAAACTGTAGAATCTGGGGCAGCTATCTTTCTGTTAATGAAGAAGATCTTCGAAAATTCGAAGGCCGCGCGGGACTCTAAGTTTGGGAACTCAAGCATCGATTCTAATAAATCGAAGGCATCGAGAATTTCCCAATCCTCGACTGATGTGTCAAATGCACTCCAGTCAATACTAATAAGCTTGGTGCTACGACGTTTGAACTCCTCTAATAGGGTAGGGACTCCGGATTTCGGGTCGATTCCAACAAAGAAGAAAGTGTCGTGCGTTGCGAAGAATTCCATCAAAGGAGAAGCAGATAGTCCTTCTAAGAGGATGTACTGAAAAGCTTCACCAAAGACGTTCCTAACTTTGACTCCGTCTAGGAGCTTAGTAAGTTGGGTTCGCGTGTAGGCCATGTCAGGGGTAGAACGTTCTATGACGCTCTGGATTCCATGACGCAAGCAATTATTTAAAGTTGCGCTTGCTTGACGGATGGCTCTTTCGAGATTTCCGTCATCACCCTTCTTGCCTGGGATACCGATCCCGGCAGAAGATGTAGGTTCAAAAGGAACCTGGTTCAACTGAGTGTGAAAGTCGAGTGACTGAACTTTCGTAAAACTTGAAAAGTATCTACGACAATGTTCGTCAGTCTCAACCATGGACAAATCTGTCGGTTTCTTGAACCGATGATGTGATTGCATCTTCATAATTGAAGATAAGTGTCCTTCACTCGTATAGAAGCTGCGTGACCATCCTTCAAGTTTGTTGAAGTCGTATCCAAATGGGTAGGCTTGGAAAGCTTCGAGCATGAAGGTATCGATGAAAGTCGTCTCCGACTCCCTATTCACAGGTGAAAACCTGTGGGTTCCGATTGGGGTCAGCGCAGTAGGGTTAGGGGTCCTGTAAACTCCCATGTTGGAAGTTTGGTAGAGGACTCCTTGGTAGGTCATGTCTTCCATAGAAGTACTATAAGAATTGTCTAGCTATGTACTTCCGGGAAAAGTCGGAGTCTTCGCGTCGAGCGCTCGTCATACGGTGTCTCCACCGAGCGACGTCCTCTCATGGAGTCGGCTGCTCGTCCAGAGGGCTATGCCC